AAGGCACGGCTCGCAAAACGGAAGCGCAAGTGCTACCGCTGCGAGGTGGCCGCGCGCCGTGAGGGCAGGCAGCGAGCGCACGACCGCAGCATAGAAAGCGAAGACTTTACCGCGGCCGATTACTGGCGTCTGTATGAAAGCCAGGGCGGAACGTGCGCTATCTACACCTGTCGCGCAAGCGGCAAGAGCAAGCACCTCACGGTGGAGCACGACCACGCCTGCGAGATGGGCCACGACCCTGCCCGCTGGTGCCGTGTCTGCGTGCGCGGGCTGACCTGTAGTATGCATAACGAGTGGATCGGCCGTACCGGAGACGACCCTAAAATATTTGATTCGCTGGCTGCATACCTGCGAGTCCCGCCAGCAAGGAGCGCAATGATGGACCGCATGATGGCAGGCAATGCCGAAGAGACAATGGCAACGCTGCACAACGAATACCAGATCTCGTGGAAGCAAGCCAAGAACATGGTAGACATGGCACGCAGCGTCGGACCTAGCCCGCGGCCAGTGCCTGACGGCACCGTCGTCATTCGGTACATTCGCATACCGCGCACCACTAAGGAACTGTACGAGATTGTTGAATCTGCGCCGCGCATGAACAGCGAAGCTGCGCTCGAGCGCCTGTTCGAGTACGGGCTAAGCGAGCGGCGTGCCAAGACCGCGCTCAACCGCGCTTGGCAAACTGGAGAAAATAAGGTATCCTGTAGTGGCGGCATCGTGCGCATCACGTACCACGGTCGCGGCGCGCGGCAGTCGTACATGTACTCAATCGAGATTTGAAAGGCGAAACAATGGACTTTGAATGGATACTCACCGATCCGGTGCGCTGTCGTCGGGACGGCGAAAATTACCTTGTCGTAAGCAAGGACTCTACTCAGTTTGCGTGCCTTACCTACGAAGACGACAGGCTTCTCTTCAATGGCAAGTACATCGAGACGGAGGACTTCTTCGGCTTCCTCAGTATTATCGAAGCCGTAGACGAAGACGAGAACCACGACGTCATATTCACGGACTGGTTCTGATGAAATTGATAAGGTTCCCCGGCGAAGACGCGCTGTATATGCTCACTACCTCGGGCATGGCGCATTTCCCCGAGGCGAGAGCCAGACGCGTGCTTAACATCGCATGGGAATTCGGGAACAAAGCCGAGCCGTGCGACGGCGGCTATGTGCACGTGTACTACCACGGCGAGCCAGGGCAGCCAGTGCCAGCAGATGCCGAATGGTCGGTGGTAGAGCACGTCATGTCGGCGGCCGAGCGAAAGGAGTTCGCGAAGGCAAGAGGTAACAGAAAGCCACTGGTAATTTCCAGCCGAGAGCCATATACTGAGCGTAACAGTTCAGAACTAACCCGAGGAGAAACAATGCCACCCGTCAAGCGCGGTCGCGCCAAGCCCGCGGTTCAGGAGCCCGAGGCCAATGGCAGCACCAGCAAGCTCGACAACGTCGAGAAGTACATGACCGGCAACATCACGCCGACCCTGACCGACTATGCCACCTGGTTCGCCAGCGAGGTGACCGACCCCGACAAGCTGGACAGCGAGCGGCTGATCGCGATGGCCGTCACGTTCTACGGCGAGTTCCAGGCCAGCGACTTCAACAAGGACCAGAAGGCAGCCCGCAAGGAGGCTCGCGAGACCCGTGCGACCGCCAACGGCGACGATGCCGACGAGCCCGCGAAGCCCGCTGCCCGCGGACGTGGCAGCCGTGCAGCGGCCAGCAAGCCCGCGACGGGCAAGCCCGCTGGTCGCCCCGGTCGCAAGCCCGCAGCGGCGCGCTCATCGGGCGCTGCCGTATACTAGGCAGCACCAGGCAGCCCCGTGCACATCCCCCGCTCCCGTGCACGGGGCTCGCCTGTCTGGTCCGCGCTCAGTCTTGATATCGACAGATGCCCAGCGAGACTGAGCGCGGTCCAGACAGGTGCTAGACGAAAGGCGAGACAATGGCGACAGACCTGCCGATACTGCGCACCAGCGCGCGTGCCACTTTCAAGAGATGCCCGTGGCGCTGGCTACAGGAGTACGAGTACGGCTACCGACCGATAGACGGTGACGCCGACGCGGCGTGGCTGGGCATCGGCGTTCACGAGGCATTCGCGCAGTGGTACGGCAAGGGCAAGCGTCGCGGCCAGCATCCCGCTGAATTCTTCGCGGAATGGGCAGGCGAGGAAATCGCCTATGTCAAGAGCTATTCCGACGAGACCTTTGACGATGGCGTATGGCTGGACGCGAAAGAGCTCGGCATCGCAATGCTAGAGAACTACGTTGACCATTACGGTCGCGACCCTGGCTTCCACATAATTGCCACCGAAGAGCCGTTCCGCATTACCATCAAGCGCGGCGGCAATCCTGTATGCATATTCCAATCACGCTGGGACGGCGTCCTGCGCCTGGCTGCCGATGGCCAGGTCTATCTCCTGGAAACGAAGACGGCCAGTCAGATAACGCTGCCATACCTGGAGATAGACGACCAGGGCGGAAGCTACTTCGCCGTCGCCAGCCAGATTCTGCGCGCTCGGGGCATTCTCAAGCAAGGGCAGGATATCGCGGGCATCATCTACAATTTCCTGCGCAAGACAACGGGCGACGAGCGCGAGCAGAACGAGGATGGCCTGTATCTCAATAAGAACGGCGAGATAAGCAAGCGCCAGCCACCTCCGCCGTTCGTGCGCGAGATAGTGCTGCGCAGCAAGGCCGAGCAGCGGAAGCAACTGGACCGCATTGCCGACGAAGTAATGTGGATGAACGCGGTACGCGATGGCACGCTGCCCGTCATAAAGACACCGACGAAGGATTGTCCGCGCTGCCCGTTCTGGCTGCCATGTCAGCTAGACGAGCGCAGTAACTACGCCGAGGCAGAATCGGTGCTGCACTCCGATTACATCCAGATAGACCCATATGAAGATACGAGGAAGTCAGCATGACAACGACGACAATCTACCTGGCCGCTAGCTTCAATCAGCAGGAGAGAATGCGCGCGTTCCGTGATGTGCTGCAATCATTCAACGGCATTGCGGTCACTTCTCGGTGGATAGACGTGCACGGCGAGACGTCAATGCAGGACAGGGAAATACGGGCCGAGCCCGATAAGGCAGAATATTACGGCCAGGAAGACCTGGACGACATCGACCGTGCCGATATCTTCATCATGTTCTCGGATACGTCTAGCACTAGCGGCGGCAGGCACACTGAGCTAGGATATGCCCTAGCCCGCGAAAAGGTCATCTTTATCGCAGGTCCGCGCGAGAACGTGTTCCAGGCACTGAGTCAGGTAATGCACTTCGACACGCAGGAAGAAATCGTGACATACATGTTCGGCACGATAAGCATCAGCTAGGAGCAATGATGAAGTCATCGGTACTATTCCCGCGGCGTGATGGCCGAACAGGGCATCGCATCTCTGACCACGCGGAATACCGTCCTATCCGGACACGAGACCTGCCGCTGCCCGCGAAGGTCGCCGAATATCCGTGCCGCTGGCTGGCGCGATACTGCGCGCGACACGCCGTTCAGTGGGAGGAGCGAGTCTTATGCCGCCAGCACGCAGCCGACCGCGCCCTACCCGCGGCGTCCGACCTACCCGCGGCGTAAGCAGACCTAAGCCTGCCCGCAAGAACCCGATGGCCATTGACGAATCGCCGGTGACCATCGTCGTAGAAGATATACAGAAGTTCAATCCCTCGGTGAATGTCCTCATCAACGGCGAGCTCGGTGTCGGCAAGACAGTGCTTGCCGGAGGCCTCTCAGCGCTGGCAGGTGCGCGCGTAGTGTTCTGCTCCACCGAGGAAGAGGGCATCGTGTCGGCTAAGCGCGCGGGCAGCACGGCCAGGCTCATCCGCGCGCCATCGTGGGAGCACGCTGTCTCGGGCCTGAATTGGGGCAAAGCCAATCTGGGCGTGAATGACTGGATGATATTCGACTCCGGAACGCGGATGCATTACCTTTACATGCGCTGGGTCATGCAGAAGGTCAAGGACGTCAATCCCGAGCGGGACATAGACACACCAGGGCTAGACAACCATCAGAAGCTCCAGAACGGATTCATGCGATGGTATGACGAAATCGTCGCAGCGCCATTCAATTCCGTGATGATCACATCGCCGATGATCATTGAAGGAAAGGACGGAGAGGAAAAGGTAATCCCCGGCTTCTTCGACAGCAAGGGCAAAGTTTCACGGCACGTCAGCGCGCAGGCAAGCGTTATACTGTATTACGACGTGCAGCGCGACGACGAGCTCGGCAAGATAATCCGCAGGGTTTACGCGCAGCCATGGCCGCCGTACCTAGCCAAGGACCGTTATTCAGCGCTCGGCCCCGGTCAGCGAATAGAGGAGGAGGATTTCTTCGTCATGGCCGACATGGTCGAGAGAATCTACAAAGCACGAGGCGAGGTAATAGATGGAAATCCTCGTCGACCCCGACGGGCAGCCCGCTGAATGGTTGCGCCTGCACCTCGGCAAGCGCCATCCAGGCGTGCGCTTTCAGACGAGAGGGGAGCACGTAGCTAATCACCGTTTGTTCCAGCAATTCCTAGACCATACGCACGAAACAGAAAAGGCGGAAAGCCATCATGGCGAAGCTGAGAAAAGACGAGGTCGCCGACATCGACGTCCAGGACCTGGATGACGCCGAATACAGCGAAGATGACCTCGACAGTTATTCCGGGCGCGTCCCGGATGCGAACACCGAGCTGACGGGCTACGTTGCCCGCATGTTCTGGTGCCGCACGCAGGAGAAGGACGACGGCTCGGGACTTGACCCCATGCTCAAGGTCCTCTGGATCGCCGGCGACAACGAGGGCGAGCTGGAGGAATACAACGGGCTGCCCGTTGTCGAGAACCTCGTGCTCGTCAAGTCCACGAAGTTCCGCTGGGCACCGTTCTTCCGCGTCTTCGGCATCGAGCTGAAAGACATCAAGAACGCTACCTATGTCGGCGACGAGGACGACGAGCGCTGGCACGGTGCGCCCATTGAGCGCATCGGCACGTTCCGGCCCGGAGAGGACCAGGATGGTGCCTGGTCGAGGCTGATCACTGACAAGGAGTACTTCGGCGAGAAGTGGCGCGCTCGGGTGAAGAAGTTCCTGCCGTGGGAAGAAGTGGACGGCGACGGCTCTGGACCGGACGACGAGGCCGACGACGAGGCCGGTGACGAGGAGTACGACGACACCGAGGCCGAGGAAGGCGACGAGGAGTACGACGACGAGGAAGGCGACGAGGAGGAAGCCGAGCCTGAGCCGCCAGCCCGCGGCAGGCGCGCGGCTGCCAGGCCAGCACCAGCCCGCGCAGGCACGCGCACAGCGGCCAAGCCTGCCACGGCCAGGCCAGCACGCGCGGCCAGGGCTGCCAAGCCCGCAGCGGCAGCCACATCGTCTCGGGGTCGTCGTCCTGCGGCTGCCAGCAAGCCCGCGGCCACCGGGCGGGGTCGCAAGCCTGCCGACAACGAGCCGCCGTTCTAGACGATGGCTCGCGACGTAGCTACGCTGGATGGGCTGCTCGCGGAAATCCGCAACCTGAACACCGACAAGGGCTGGCGTGCCAACTTCACCGAAGGCGCGCCAGCCCCGCGCTCGGGACCGTGGTTCGCGGCTTACTGCGCGCTAGCTGCCAGCGAGATATCCGAGGCACTGGACGCCTACCGAATCAAGCAGTGGTCGGAGACTAGATTCCCGACACTTGCCGAAGACGAGGCAGACACGCCAGGCAAGCCGATCGGCGTAGGTCCTGAACTGGCCGACGCCCTGATTCGCATTCTGGATATGGCAGATATCTGGGATGTGGATATTAAGTACGAGCTAGCCCGCGTCCTGGATTACGGCTGGACGCGGCCATATCAGCACGGAGGAAAGACGCTGTGAACCTGAATCCGAACGGTGCTTCCGACACGGAAGTCGACCTGACGAAGGAAGGCGACACGGAAATGAACCGCGGCGTATTCCAGCCGTTCCGCACCTGGCCGATGATGGGCAGGTAGGAAATGGAACGCCGCGTCGTAGTTCTAGGATGCGGTCCGGCAGGGCTGGCCGCGGCAAGTGCCGCGGTCAGCTCTGGCTGTGAGGCCATCATCATCTCGAACACGAATAAGCCGAGCCCTATTCTGGGCTGCCAGTACCTTCACGCGCCTGTTCCGGGCTACACTGATGCATCACGCGTACATGTCTCCTATCGCCTCGTGGGCACACCCGAGCAGTACCGGAGCAAGGTGTACGGCGATGCCTGGCAGGGTACCGTCAGCCCTGAAGATTTCGTCGGCGAGCACGACGCCTGGGATATCCGCGAGACATATCAGCGAATGTGGCGTGATCTATTCTTCACTGGCCGATCCGGGATTATCTCGCATGACATCAGGCACGGCCAGATCTCGTTCATAGACAAGCTCAATCCCGACCTGATCGTATCCACCATTCCTGTCAAGGCACTATGCGAGAAACTGAATCACCAGTTCCTCGGCCATATAATCTACGCGAACGGCAGCGCAGCACCGTTCTTCACGGGCGACAACGATATCATCTGCGACGGCACTCCCGAGCGCACGTGGTACCGCATATCCAACGTGTTCGGATACCGCACGACTGAATGGGCAACCAAGCCCCGTTCCTCGGCAGATGTCAAGCCGGTACTGAAGCCGCTGTGGACAGACTGCGATTGTCATCCCGAGGTGCTGCGCGTCGGTCGTTACGGTGCCTGGGAAAAGAAGCGACTGGTGCACGAGGTCTATCCGGCAGTGCTGGCAGCTCTGAAATTAGATGGTACTGGTGGCTCCTCATCGGCATCGGCATCTGGTTCGCGGTGTCTATCCCGCTCGGTATCCTCGTAGGGAAATGGATAGCTGCCGGACGCCCTGAGCATGAAAGGGACAATTATGGGAACTGAAGAACAGATGTTCACGGTACCTGGCTCGAGGCTCCGCGAAATGGCGGCATGGCGTACCGGAGCGAATAAGCCCGTTGTCGCGCTGGACATAGACGGGACGATCGGCGATTACCATCGCAATTTCCTCACCTTCGCCGAGATGTGGTTCGGGCGTCCTATGCCTGACCCCGAGCAGGCACGGCACGGCACGCGGCTCTCGGAATTCATAGGCGTCCCGCACAGCAAATACCGCGAGGCGAAGCTGGCTTATCGGCAAGGCGGCTGGAAACGCTGGATGCCGTGCTATCCGTTCGCAGCAGAACTGACGCGCAATATCCGTGGTGCTGGCGCGCAGCTATGGCTGTGCACTACCCGACCGTATCTGCGCCTGGATAACGTGGACCCGGACACGCGCGAATGGCTGCGCCGCAATAGCATAGAATACGACGCCGTGATCTTCGAAGGCGTAGATGGCGAATCCAAGTACGCGGACCTCGTTTCGCAGGTAGGGCTAGAGCGTATAATAGCCGTATGCGACGACCTGCCCGAGCAGGTGGCCGACGCACAGTCCCTCGGCATCGGCACGTGCTATCTGCGTGACCAGCCGTACAATCGCGGAGTGCCCATGCCAGGATTCCGCATATGGAGCCTTGCTGAACTCTGGCAGGCAATAAAGGTCAACATAGGAATGTGGAAGGACAGAAATGACTAGTGACAATAGCAGGGTCATGCGTTTCGCAGACACCGCGATGTTTCAGGCGCAGCACGTGCCATCCGAGCCGACGGTGGATGTCGTCGACATGACATTCAGTCCGCTCAAGGTGATGGCTGCACCGTGGCTCGGGTACCGCGGCCGATTCGTGCTGCCCGCGCAGGTGACGGATGAAGAGGCCATGGCATTCGCGGCCGACGCGCTCAAGTCCAAGATTGCCGCACCGCTGGAATGGTGCCAGGTGGCGCTCCTTATTCGCGGCGTCTCCCGTGATTTCACGCATCAGATGGTGCGCCAGCGCACGGCTACCTATGTGCAGGAATCCATGCGCTTCGCCGTCAAGGATAATACCGTAGTCGAGATTCCGGTGCCATGGACCATTCAGCAAGCTGGCGGCGACATGGTAGAGCGCTGGCTACAGCACGTGCAGGGCACGGCCGAGTTCTACGACTATCTGATCGGCAACGGCATACCAGCCGAGGACGCGCGCAAAGGCCTCCTGATCGGCACTACCACGCAGATCCACTACCGCACGAATCTGCGCGACATGATCTCGCACTCGGGGCTCAGGCTGTGCAGCCAGGCGCAGTACGAATGGAAGCTGGTCTGGCGCAAGATCGTGGCAGCCCTGCTCCATTACGGACCGCCTCAGGATTACTGGCAGCAACGCGAGATCGTCAAGCTGTTCCGGCCAGTGTGCTACGCGACCGGCAAGTGCGAGTTCATGGGCGAGGCCGACCGCTGGTGCGTCATCCGCGACAGGGTAGAAGCACACCATAAGAACGGCGACCGACCGGAAACGTGGACCGACATCAATCCACACGAGCCGCTGCATCCCGAGGCAGCGCGCACCGACAATCCGAACTGGCGCTAGGAAAAGGCAATGGACGAGTACGACGACAAAATGGAATACGACGAGCAGCGGCGCGACGCTGCATTTGATTACCTGAGGAGAATAGGGCTGAAGCCCAATCCGGATGCCATCGGGCAACTGGCCGGTCCGTTCTCGGTGGCTCTGGAAATCATCTGCACGCGCGGCTATACCGATGCCGACCAGGACCCGGACGACACGCCATTCTGGCAAGCCCGCGGCTGGAAAGGAGTCGTGCACGATATCCTGGACAATGCGCTGCGCCTGAAGCACTTCTCGTGGAAGCAGAATCAGTACTACCCGAACGGTGCTCTCGACATAATCAACTTCGCTGGCTTCTATCTGCGCGCCGGTAACAAGTGCTCCAGATGGGGCGAGGCTGGCGAGCCTGGATGAAAGGCATGACGTTCGTAAATCTCCACGGCCACAGTACGTTCTCACATGGAGATGGACATCGCCTGCCTGCCGACCACGTGGCACGCGCTGCCGCGCTCGGGTATGACGCCATGGCGCTCACCGAGCACGGTGGGGTAAGTTCTCACTGGCAGCTAGAGAAGCACGCGCTAGCCGCTGGCATCAAGCCAATCTTCGGGCTGGAAGCATATACCGGCCCGGTAGGAGAGCTAGCGCAGCGGTACAAATACCACCTGACTATTCTGGCGAAGGACCAAGATGGATACCGAAATCTCAATCGCCTTGTCACCCAGTCTTGGCGAGATCATTACCAGCATCCTACAGTCAGCGGCGAAAATCTGCGAGATCATAAGGAAGGTCTCGCAGTGCTATCTGGATGTACTGGCAGCCTGCTCGCGTGCTCTCTCATCGGAGGCAAGGGCATTCCGAAGCCAGCTAGCCGAGATGGCTATGGCTGGGATGACGCCCGACTCATCATCAGCAAGTTTGCCGCTCTATTCGGGGCCGATTACTTTCTCGAGGTGCAGCCGTTCTGGGAGCTCGAATCCACGTGCCTCGTCAATCCCGCGTATGAACTGCTGAGCAGAGAGCTAGGCGTGCCGCTGGTAGTAACCTGCGACGTGCACTATCCGCTGCCCGAGGACAACGTGATGCAAGCCGTACTGCACGCCACGCACCGCGGCCACCATACCGTTGACGACGCCATGCGGGAATGGAATTACGAGGTCACCATGACGCTGCCGGAATCCGATAAGGATCTAGGCCAGCGACTCATCAAGACCGGGCTCAGCAGAAAGGCAGCCTGGGAAGCCATTCTCAATTCAAGGTACATTGCCGATATGTGCGATGTTCAACTCCCGAAAGCTGAGCGGCTGATGTATCCGATCACAGGAAAGGATCTAGAGCCGTGGTAAAGAAGCCGGAGACAGTAGAAGATTTCCAGCTCATTGCAGCCGTCGACCTCCTCGGGCATACTGGCGCTGACGAGTTCCAGATACGACACAGCCCCGAGGACGAACAGCCCATTACCTGGACAGCCCTGGCACGGTGGGACAAAACATGGGAATGCGCGGCCAGCATGTATCCGCTCCAGGCTGTGTTCCGGCTATGCGACCAGGTGATTGACGGTGGCCAGTGCCAGCACTGCAAGAAGCCCGCTGGCTTCGAGCCAAGCATAGATCCCATGCCGCTGAATCAGTTCGTGTGCTGGTACCAGTGGGATCCCGAGCGCAAGGTATTCCGGAGAGGCTGCGCTTAATGGCGATATCAGCAGACGACCTTCTCTGGCAATGGTGCCGTTACGGCTGGAATTATCGCGGAATAGGCAAGCTGCCGCAAGCCGAGCAGGATTGGCACGGTGCGCGCGTCAAGCGTGAAATGGATATGATCCTCGGCAAGGGACTGGCCGATTTCTTTCTCTTCACCTCGGACGTGCTTCGGTGGGCGAAGGACAACGGCATACCGATCGGGCCTGGCCGCGGCAGCACCGCAGCGAGCGATGTGGCGTACCTCACCCGCATTACCGAGATCAATCCGCATAGGTATCCGGGCATGCTCTTCGAGCGCTTCCTGGACGAGACACGGCACGACCCTCCCGACATTGACGTTGATTGCAGCGACGAGCGCAGACACGAGGTCTACGCTTACATAGCGCAGAAATACGGATCTGAGTGCGTAGGGCACATCGCTACCTTTACTCGGTACAAAGCCAAGAACAGCCTGAAGGATGTAGCCCGCGTCTACGAGATTCCTGCCTTTGACGTAGACGTGGTCAGTAACCTGGCCATTGAACGGTCGGGCGGAGACGCGCGTGCCAACATGTCCTTGACGGATACATTCGAGATGTTTCCGGCCGCGAAAGCCATCCTGGAGAAATGGCCGAATCTGGGCAAGGCAGCCAGGCTAGAGGGCGATGTGCGCAATATGTCGGTGCACGCTTGCGGGCTGATGGTGGCCAACAGTCCATTGACAGATATCTGCGCAGTCTACGAGCACAAAGGCGAGCGCGTAGTTTCCATTGATAAGATAGACGCCGAGCAGGCAGGCGCACTCAAGCTTGACTTCCTCGGGCTGGCAGCCATGGGCATGATAGCCCGCTGCATAGCGATGGCCGGAATAACACTGGAGGATCTATATGCAATACCTGATACGGACCCCGATACACTGGAACTGTTCAGGCGGGGAGATGTCATTGGCGTATTCCAGTTTGAAGGTCGTGCCACTAGGCTCGTATGCCGTGATGTTCGTCCAGAGCACTTTCGCCACCTCGCGGATATCAATGCACTATCTCGTCCTGGGCCTCTGTTCTCGGGACAGACCGCAGAGTACGTTGATGTGCGCCATGGCCGAAAGGAGCCGAAGCACCTTCATCCGCTCATCGATGAAATCACCGCGCTCACCTACGGGCAGATGATCTACCAGGAGCATATCCTGCAATGCCTCAAGGTAGTGGGCGACCTGCAATGGACCAACGTGCACCATATCCGGCGCATCATAGCCAAGAAGGCTGGCATAGCCGCGTTCCAGCAGAACTTCCAGCTATTCGCCGATGGCGCTGCACGGCTGCACGGCATGGACGTGAAGCTGGCCGAGCAGATATGGCAGTTGCTCATCACCTCTGGCTCCTACGCCTTCAACATCGCGCACGCAGTCTCGTACACGATGCTCAGCTTCTGGACAGCCTGGCTTAAGATTCACTACCCGATGGAGTTCTACGCGGCCAGCCTTGCCAAAGCGCGCGGTGACAAGGAATCGGAATTCAAGCTGATGCGCGACGCGCTGGCGCACGGCATTGACGTGAAGCCTCCGCAGCCAGGTATCAGCAATGGCACATGGCGAGCGCACGTGAAGGTAGCCGATGACCCGGAATTCAGGGACCGTGAGCTCCTGGCTGGCTGGTCTCAGATACCGGGCATTGGCGTGAAGATGGCCGCACGCATTGACGACTGGTTCCCAGGCGGATTCCGTGATTGGCAGGATCTCGAGCTCGTGCCTGGCATCGGCCCGAAGACGGTGGATAAGATAAGGCTTTTCTCCGCGGCCAAGGACCCGTTCGATCTCTACAAGACCGAGCGCAAGCTGGCAGCCGTGCGCCGCTGGCTGCGCCATCAGACCGACGTACCGCGACCGACGGCTACCGGGGCCACGCTGGCAGCCATGGAGCAAGATAGGACAGCCGCTAACGGCTCTGCGGCTACGGGCAGCAAGGCAGGCGTCACGCGCGGCGTGCGCAAGCGCAGGCACAGCTACATAATCGGTGACCGCCTGACTTACATGGGCGTCGTCAAGCAGCGAAACTACAAAGACGCAGTGGAAGCCACGCGCGCAGCTACCGGCAAGGACGAGGAAGAGATTCTGGCCAAGATGTTCAAGCCAGAATTGCGCGAGTATTGCAGCATCAGATGCTATGATGATACCGAAGAGGAAATCTACGTCCGATTCAACCGCTTCATCTATCCGAGATGGAAACGCCGCATAGAATCCATACACGAGAACCACGACGTCATCGTTGTCGTCGGGCATCGCATCGAGGGATTCGGAACTCCCATGCAGGCCGAGCAGCTATGGGTCATAGACCCCGAGTAGGAGCCATCATGTCCGCATTGCCCGAGGAAGAGATTGAAGTGCTTGTCGTGCAGAATGCCGACCGCATGACACGCGAGAATTTCTGCCTGCACATGACCCATAGACACGGCGAATCGCTCGGCGGCATGAGCGAGCTCAATCCGCACGCGCAGAGTGATTACACCGAGGCACTATGGCGCAAGTTCCACGACCGACTGCACGGCAAGGGCATAGCCCCGTATGAGGAGGAAATAGAGCATGTCCACGAAGACTGAAAACGAAATCATAGAGGTAGGTCTCCTCGTGGTGCTGCGCGTGCCGCGGCGCATGGTGTCGGCAGCGGAGCATGAGGTGTCCACCTGCATCAGCTTCGGCCAGCCAGTTGTCACGATGATCTACGGCGTGCCAGCCAGGCAGGCCGATGCCAGTTCGCGACAAGATGTGAAGCATTTTAAGCCATCGACCGTGCCGCTAAGCGCCTAGCAAGCGGCAGCCCGTTTACGGGCTGTCACGGCCAGCTCATCGCGCTCGAAGGGCATCACGTCCTCCACCGTCCAGCCAGCGGCCAGGTGATTACAGAAGTGTTTCGTGTGCTAGCTTCCCGTAACGGTCGCGAGCTAGGATGGCAGGTGCACGCAGCCCCGACAGGAACGGGATGATAATGTCCGGCCAGCGGCATCAAGAATATATCGGCAGACACAGCCATCGCTACTTCAGGGCTGGAGGCCAGCACCGCAAGGACAAGCTTCCTCCGCCCGACACTCCTCCGCCACCTCGTCGCGAAAGCTATCTGCCTCCGCCAGTGCGCACGGCTCCAGGACTGATCAGCAGCGAACGCGAGGTTTGGTCAGAATGGTACGACCCGAGCAAGCTGCGCGGCATAGACCCCGACCTGATAGCGCCAGCGCGCACCGAGGAGCTGACGCGGCCGATACCGGGGCGAATGCCCGAGCCGGCGAAGCGCGTGAACACGAAGAACATCACGGCACTCACGGTCACTTTCATCGTGGCCGTGCCTGCTCTGCTGTGCGCGGGATGGGTCATGCACGATAATCAGCTTGCAAGCAATTACGGCACCAATTACGGCCAGCTTGCCCCGGAGACCAAGACAGTACCTGTCAACATGGTCGTCCGGGGCAAGCCTCTCCGCATCTGCATGGCGCTGACCAATTACGGCTCATCGTGGCGAGCCTGGCCGACTAGCGCCTGCTGAGCGGCTCCTGCACCAGCGGGTCGCTTCCGGTTGTCGTGCGCTGAATCATCGCGTTGTAAGTTGCTGCCCGCGGCTTGAGCCAGACACCGCGGAATGGCGCGCGGTAGTAGCACTGCCATCCGTAGGGCTTCACCGCGGCATAGGACGACATGAATACCGCGTGCGGTCGCATGGCATCCATCACCTCCTTTTCCCATGCTACCTCGAATTCATCCGACTTGAACGGCCGAGCCACGTAGACGATATCGTATTTCTCCCACGGTGGCTTGTCCTTGCGAAGATCGCACTTGACCGACAGGACATTGAGCTTTCTGGCCATGGCCAGATAGAGGTCGTTAATCTCGTAGCCGATTTCCTGGAGCTCGAAATGGTACTTGGCCAGATACAGCTTCGTGCCTATGCCGCTGCCTGCCTCGGCGAAGGTGAGCTTGTCGAACTTGTGTCCCTCGGGGCGCTCCTTGAAGGCAAGCTGCACGGCTACCTGGAGCATGTGCGCGAACTTAGTTATCTCCAGCGGTGACCAGCGCCACATATCAGGATCCGGATCAGACGTTTCCTTTTCCTTGTGTAGCTGTTCCAGCTCCATCCGCCAGAGCTGCTCCAGAGTAAGTTTGTCAGGCATTCTCGATCGTCACGTCTCCGACGGTAACGTTCACGGTACTGCCGTCGGCGTCCACGTAGCTGACCTCACCGCTATTGCGGATGTCGTCTGCGACGCGCGTGGCATCAGCCATGTCGCCGAATTTGTGCAGCCGCAGAATCACGTCTGGCATCAGTGCTGCTCGGCTACTGGCGGAGGCTCTGCGATCGGGTTGGCAGGCTCGGTCGGAGGTGATTCCGGATGCTGCGCGGCCAGGTGCGCTTCCATGAACGAGTTCGGAACGGGCGTGAAGCAGACACCGCACAGCTTCAACTGGACAGCACCAGTGATCGCGCCTCCCTCCGCCGTGTCCGGGACCCATAGCTGTACTGGAACGTATGTCATTTCTTCTCCTTCGTATCGGGTATCTCGATTGTAGTCTGCACCGGATACCGCACGCCATTGATAACGACGGCTCCGGTTATGGTCACCGTCATAGCCCGCGACTACGGAATGGTCGTGGTGAATACGTTCGGCTCCGAGGTGGCCGCGAATACCAGATCGGAATCGGACGTCGGCATCTCGAACTGCTCGGACGCGGCAGGCGTGCCAGGCAGCGTCATTGTCGTGCTGACCTCGTAGCGGGTACCGCCGACCACGGCAGCCCCGCTGACGGTGGCACCTTGCGGCGGAACAGGGTCGTTGCCGTCGACCGTGTACGTGAACGTGACGATCTGGCCGTGCGCTGGCGCTGTGTCGTCGGCGTTGATGTCACATGAAATAGCCATCCCGTTTTCTTCCTCTCGCTACTTAGCGTTTGTATTGCCGATGCCGGACCAGACCCAGTCGCCCTCGAGCCACTTCTTGCGGTACTTGCACGGCTTCTTGGAGCCGTTCGTGTATGTCAGTTCTACGAACCAGTCGTCGCTGATGGTAATGCCGACGCCGCTGATCGCGCCATTCTGACTCGTGTCCACTGCTCCCCAGTTTGCCCATCCGGGCGGGAAATAGAGGACCTGACCGCTGTCCGAAAGACAGGCGTAATGCATGACGCCGTTCGGATCGTACGCTCCGGATACCACGTTGTTTCCTCCTGTTGCTGGTGCCGTGCTGCCTCCGCCGCGCGCCCATTCGAGCACCTGGTCGAGCGGCCATCCGCTGCCAGGGTCGCTGTGCCCGCAGCCCGACGAGCCTAGCTCCGAGTGATAGCAGATTCCGCTTGAGCCGCTCTGTGCCTGGCTGGCAGAAATCTTGGTGATAGGAATGCCGAGTGCCTTGCTTTCCTCGGCGATCCATTCTGCGATGTTGCGCAGTTGCGGCTCGCGGTTGCTGAGCCAGTAGCTACGCGACCAGCTTGCATAGCCGGATTGCTCGCAACTGACCGCTACCGAGTTGAAGTTGCACTGCGTCCAGGAGCCGTTAGCCCGACTGACGCTTTCCCAGACAGTGCCTCGGTTATTGTCGATGTTGACCTGGCTGCTCGCGCCCACGTTGCCCTGGAAATACTTCGCGCAGTCGTAGGCCCCGTTCGGCCCGGTAAAGCCCTCCATCGTGTGGATGACAATGAGGCGCTTCTTTCCGCCGCCGGAGTAATTCTTTGACGGTGTCCATACCCTTTTCAGGGCCATTGTTATCTCCCGTCATCCTCGGTGGGGTCGTCGGCACGCTGTGCCGGATTGTAGAGCTTATCCAGACGCCAGCCCCGCGGCCGAGAACCGGGCTTCGTCCAGCCCCATGGCTCGCCCTGCTCTTCTACTGGCGGTTCCGGATACGGCTCGACCTCCTCCAGCTCGACCTCATCATCGGCCAGCTCGTCAGTCGTGAAGGTCTCGCCTGCCCGCACTAGCCTGCGCTTGCGGATTGCGTCCCTGATAGGACGTCTCGGTTCGTTCACGATATCACCTCCGCGTTCTAGTATACGCCTGTCTTCTGTCAGGATATTGTCCATGGTTGCCATCATGCGCCTGCCAGCATTAAGATTCTTGATTGCCACGATCGTGTTGAATATGGCAGCACAGAATGCGGCGATTATCGCAATGAAATCGAGCATAGCCCAGTGCAGAGCTTCGACAAGAGGTCCGGCTGCCGTATTCATATCCTCTAATCCATTGGCAGGTCTAGCGTCCAGGTAGCTGCTCCGACATCGGCATTCTGCACCGAGACGAACTGTATTGCTCCAGTACCACCGAAGAACAGCCGCGGCAGCCCGCTATTGGAAGCCGTGTTCAGAACAGCATTGCCGAGGTTGGCGTAGATGCGCGGATTGTTGCTCGGAATGGACGGCCACCATGGCTGAGGAAGATTGGTAAAGCTCCAGGTCTGCCCTTGCGGATTTGACCACTGAAGGTTGAAATCCACCTTGAGAATATTCCAGGCTACGATCTTGTATCGCGCCGAGCCGGTAAGCCCGGTAGGAGAGCTGGGAATAACAAGTGAATGCCAGCTATCGATCGCTATCTGGCGTTCGTCGCTAAGCCCGGTAAGCGCGCCCGAGGAGGCAGAGGTCCACGAGCAGATCGGGATCTGAAAGATGCCGGTAGGCGTCTGGACCAGCGGCGGCTCAACTGGCGAGCCGCCAGGCGTGCCCGTTACCACTAGCGGCTGAATGACGGTAGGGCTTGTCGTAGCACCGCGGTTGAATTGCAGCACCAGCCTGTCGATCCTGTTCTGCGCCGAAGCTACGGGGATCGGCGTGGACACTGCCGCGTCGCAGCGCCATAGCTGGCCCTTGATCAGAGCATTGCCAGGCTGGATAACGGCATTGCGTCCGCCGGTATCCAGGCTCGGCGTCATCTGCCCTATTGACTGCGTAGCATCAATGCCGTCGCTGATTCCGGCTGCGCTGAATACGGCTTCCCAGTCTGATGTCTGGGAAAGCTGCGTGTAAGGACTAGGGCGCGCATCGTAGGTTGCCATTACTTTGTCGCCAGCTTCTTCTCTAGGAGACGGATCCTCTGTGTCAGTTGCCCGATGATGGATTGCGTGGTAGCCGTGGCATTAGACGACCAGCCGATGGAAGGCACGACAGATAGCTCAGGGCTCTGAGACGGGTCGGCGGTAAGCGTGACGCCGGTAACGACATCGCTGTAGGTTGCGCCTGGCCGCACTTCAATCGTCACTATGTCGCCTAGATAGTAGTCACGGCCGAACGTGAGGAAAGGTATGTCCGCGACGGTAGCTGCCATATTCGGTCCGGCTGCCCCGCTGGCAACTGCTGACTGCGCAGTGGTAGCCAGATTGTTCGTGTCGGTCTCGGAGGAGGAATCAATGAACTGCTCTACCACATTCCATGTCGTCTTGCCAGTAGCCGAGCGACTGATGAAGTTAGTGCCGCTGCCCTGCACCAGTGCGTCCGTGCACGTCGGGTCGGTCAGGCTGAAATTAATAGCGGTCAGATTGCCGAGCGACTCGCTGAACCAGGCTTTACCGGAAAGGTTGCGCGGAATATAAACGTCAAAGGTAAGCGAATGCGTCGAAGGACTGCGGGTTATCTGCACGCCCATTGACGAACCAGACTGCGCTATGAGCGCACGAATGACATCCAGGAGATTGATGTCTACGCCAGTTCCGAACTTGACCGTATAGCTCACATTGCTGCCGCGCGCCGAGCTGGCTGCTACAGTAAGAAAGCTGTTCTTGCGCGCGGCAAGCGCCGACGCGCCGATGTTGTTATTGACGTAATGCTTGATTGCCGACTCAAGCGGCTGTGCCGTTTGCGCATCGGAAGAAGAAGACGTCTGCGCCGACCATGCCGAGGCAGGTGCCGGATAGCAGATTCGGTTGGCTATGAGGCCAAGCCAGTCAGCACCCGAGAGGACAATGAAAGGACCGTTCTGCGCGCCAGCGCCAGCCGCACCAGGAATTGAATCTTGGTAGCCAGGCTGCTCGCACTTGCCGCCGAAGTTGAACAATCCGCGCCAGTTGACATTAACGAATATGTCGCCAGCCTGAATCAAATTCCATAGCGCATCCGTGTACGGAGTAAGGACAGACCACGATCCGACGGCATTGTAATAAAGCTGAGCCGTCATTGTGACGAACTGCACTGGTCCCTGCGATACCAGATTATGGTCTAGTATCTCGACCCAGACCTGCTCCAGCGAGCCAGCCGACGGCGGATTGTAAAGCACGCCAGGCACGAGCGTGCCCGACGCCGCCGAAGCCGCGGCAGCGCGTGCATCAACGCCGAGAATGGCCATCAGGCACGACTCCAGCGATTAACCCATTGCACCTGAACCGATGAGGAAGAGCTGGAACCGGCCATTACCAGACTGACCTGATTTGTTCCTCCAACTAGCGGCCACAAGTCACGCAGTGAACTGAGCACCAGTTGATCCCAGATATTGGTCTGCGTCGTCAGATTGACAACTGCCTGGCTGCCTGGCTTAGTGGTAACCTGCACGACATTACCCGATGGAATAGACGTGTTCAGCGAGAACTGTCGACCAGTGGTCAGGTTCTTGAAAGTAGGCGTACCGGGACCGGTTATCGTCCATGTCGGAAAAGCCAGCGCGGTTCCGTTGTTGACGAGAAGCGAATTGCCGAGGAGCTGGCCGCTGAAGGTAATGGGCAGGAGCGGCAGAATGCCGACGGCCGGATTGTTGGAATAGGAAA